GTAGTTCTGCGCCTCTTGATAACGAGCGTATTGATCGTCCATTATCTGCTGCGCAAATTGCTGCTGCTGATTGCCAACACCCTGCATCTGCTGCGCATCTGCGAACGACATGCCGCGCAAATCCTGCCCTAACTGACCCAGAGAGTTTGCGCCAGCCAGCCTTTGTTGAGCGCCCTGCAAGCCAGCATTTTGGTTAGCGAGAGCAGCTTGCAGACCGGCATCAACGTTACTAAATTGACGATTGATGTCTTGCTGATTCTGCTGGAATCCCATCTGCTGATTTGCAAGTGCAGCTTGCATTGCTGCGTCCTGATTTTGAAATCCATAACGCTGCGCATTCGCCTGGTTAGCCAACGCTGCTTGCATTGCGGCGCCTTGATTAGCCTGTGCTGCTTGGCTGCCTAACTGCTGTCTTGAGAGCTGATTAGCCTGGTTAGCTAGACTAGCGTTAGCACCTAATTGCTGCGTCTGCATCAAGCCCTGGTTGCGCAAACCGGCTGCGTCGATTGCTGCGCCTTGGTTCGCCAATCCTGCTTGCAGCGCTCGATCCTGATTAGCTTGGGCTGCCGCGCTTCCTAGTTGCTGCGCCTGCATGTTTGCTGCTTGGTTAGCTTGGCCGGCAGTGACGCCTAACTGCTGCGACTGCAATCGACCTTGGTTTGCCGCTTGACCTTCTTGCAGTGCTATTTGCTGATTAGCAAGGGCTGCTTGCAAACCACGATCTCGGTTAGCTTGTGCGGCAGCATTGCTAAGTTGTTGAGCCTGTATGCCTGCCGCCTGATTGCTTCGACCGGCATCGACACCCAACGCCTGAGATTGCAAACGACCCTGATTGGCCGCCTGACCGGCAGTCAACTGAGCCTGCTGATTGGCCAGCGCTGCGCGCAAGCCCGCTTCCTGGTTCATCTGCTGTCGCGACAAGTTGTTTTGCGCATTGGCCTGCTGCGCAGTCATGTTCTGAGCTTGGTTCGCGAGAGCAAATGCTCGCGCAGAATCTTGGTTGCTCATCATGCGCTGCAAGTTCTGCTGTCGCGACTGCAATGATGCGTCTTGGTTGATCTGGCCGCCTCTGAGCGCTCTGTCTGCATCGCTGATGCTGGCCTGCTGGTTTGCCAAAGCTGCTTGCAGATTTGCGGCCTGGTTGACTTCACCGCCGCGCAATCCTAACTCTGCATTTGCTTGGCTGGCAGAAAGTCCTGCTTGCTGATTAGCGAGTGCTGCGCGCATGTTTGCGTCTTGCGATGCTAATCCGCTTTGTAGGCCAAGGCGCGCTGCCTCAGTCTGGCCTTGCAAACCAAGTTGTGCGTTTGCTTGACTCGAAGCCAAACCGCTTTGCTGATTAGCCAGAGCAAATTGACGATTGGCTTCTTGTGCTGCAAGTGCGCTTTGCAGTCCCTGCCGACTTTGTTCTGTTTGACCTTGCAGGCCAAGTTGAGCATTTGCCTGACTCGCTGCCAATCCTGTTTGCTGGTTGGCTAACTGGCTTTGTAGTCCTGTCTGCTGGTTAGCGCGAGCCGCATCACTTCTTCGCGCCAGGTCTGCTTCGGCAAGACGCGCAGCACTTTCGAAACCTTGCGCCCTTAGCGCCGAAGCAGTTTTTGCCGATTGCTCTAGTGCTGCTCTATTTGTTTCGCCCTCGACAATAGCCGCTCGATCACCGCCAAAGGCGCCTGCTGAAATGGCACCTGCGGCATTTTGATTTTGTTGCATTTTTCTTGCGCGTTCGATGTCACCTAGCGCGCTATCGATTACACCAGTTTGATACTGATTCATGTAATCGTTCAAATTCGTATCTCTAAATTGTGCAGCATTAACTCTCTCTGCTGACACGTCATTTGCGCTTACGGTGCCTGGAGTAATTTGACCAGTTTGCACTGCTGCAACGTTGCCGATATCGTTTGCTGTCACTGTGCCAGGATTGATCGCGTCAATACCAACGGGGCCAACCGATCGCACATCACCAGCATTAACCCTCCCAACATTGATGCTGCTGGGGGCGCTTATTTGTTGCGCGTCTCTCGCTGATGCGCCAGGACCAAGCAGATCGAGTGGTCCGATTGCTTGACCTCTTTGCTGCTGTTCGCTGATGCGACCTGGATTATTTATTTGTGCGCCTGTGACATCATTAAACTGGATGCCTGTGTCTACGCCACCCACATTTATATTGCTCTGTCTAAACTGTTCGTTTGCTGCTCTTGCAGCTACATCACCTGCATTTATCGCGGTATTTACGTTACCGACATTGACGTTTCGGTTGGTAAAGTTTTGACCAGTATTGCCAGCTCTTACATTTGGCGCATTGACGCCTGTGTTGATGTTGCCGACCGTTGCGTTCCGCCCTTGAAATGACGTTGGCACATTACTCGATCGCACTTGCTGCTGTCCGCCAGCCCCATTAGGATTGATGTTACCAACACGATTTACTGCCTCCACTTGACCAGCAGTGACAGAACCAGGCTGATAGGCACTTACACCCTGGGCAGCATTAATTGCATCATTGACCTGCTGCTGACCTATGGCGCCTCTTGAGGCGTCCAGAGTTGCCTGCATACCCTGCTGCTGAAAAGGGCTCATCGGCGCTACACGCGCAGCGTTGTAAGGGTTGTATGGTGTTCTCGACAGGGCTGATCCTGTGTTAAACACATTCAGCAATGCGCCCTTTATTTGCGGGTCCATTTGCTGATTGCTTGATTGATTGCTCTTACCAAAACTCATACGTAAATTCCTCCAAACTGCATAGGCGCGAACATGTTTTGATCATACCCGCTAAATCCAGGATTATTCGCTGGAGCGCTCACCTGATCTGCTGAATCTAAAATCGGCATTTGTGCTGTCCTTTGATGACCGTGTATTCGCGGTTCAGGCGCCACATATTGTGGCTGTTGGCGCGCTGCAATTGTCTGCTGATAACGTTGCTGCACGGTCGGCTCCTGATAATCAAGAATTGGCATACTTGGTATATTTAGCGGACCCCCATGCCTGTAAATAGGTTGATCAACTATAGGCGCCGGCCTGGGTTCAGGCGCTACCGATTGCTGAAACATTAAAGCGTCTCTGCTCGTTATTCGTCCGTCTCCGTTCGCGTCATATTGCATGTCTGGCTCAAGATTACCTACCGACATTTGCATGATATCGCCTAACGGGCCGTTTTGATCGAGTGGTGGATTCAAAGGCGCTTGCGGCTGAACGGGCTGCGGCGCTGCCGATTGCTGCTGAACTTGCCGAGTCATCTCTTGAAGTTCTTGAACGGTTATTTCGCCTTGCTGCATTTGCGCGACCGCGTCTTGCAAGTCTTGTGATGTAATTTGATCGGGTGGTGGGTTCAAAGGCGCTTGCGGCTGCGGAGCCTGAGCTGTAGATTGATTAAAAATCGGCCCCTGAAAAACTTCGTCGGGCTCGGTGCTGTAATTATAGTTTTGCGAAGGCGCTGGAGTTGGCGCCGCAGTCGGCGCAGGAGCTGGTGCAGGACCGGAAGCTTGCGTTTGCGTTTGAAACGGGGTTTGAGGCGTTCGACCGAAATAGTTAGGTCGCGGCTCATAAAAGTTTTGCTGCCCAGCATAGTCAGGCGTGAAATTCGCGTAACTATTACCGTACCCCTCACCCAGCGTGTTGTAGTTTCCGCCTTGATTGCGAAGAGGATTGTAACTCGATGTGTTCGAGAAAAAATTATTGTTCGGCTGCGGCTGCGGTACAGGGGGCTCATATGACGCAAACGGCTGATACTGCTGCACAGGACGAGGAGGCCGATAAGGCTGGTAATTACTGCCAGGCAGTTGGTACTGGTTGTAATATCCAGACATAGGTTGCATCACGTTCTGCCCGCTGCCATACGCATCCATCATCGGATTGTACGGGGTTGGCGCTAGTTGCTGTGGCGGATTGTAATATCCCGTTCCGCTGCCACTTGCAACTGGCGTAAACGGGCTATAGCTTTGAGCTGGCGCAAACGGGCTATAACTTTGAGCTGGCGCAAACGATCCGCCCTTTCCACCACCACCGCCGCCTTTACCTGTTGCCATCTTTAATCTCCTTATACATGCTCACATGACTCACTTTGTAACCGATGTCATCGAGAGCTTTGGTCCAGCCTTTTCTGCCAGACAATGTAATAAATTTAGCTTCTATCGCTCGACCAAATTCCTGAAACGTTTCGTCCATATTTTTAATTTCCATCAAATCGCCTGCCGCTAAAAAAATATGAATAGCGCGAGCTCGCGGGTAACAAACAATTTCTGTGACTACGCAGCTTTTTTCTGCTGGCCAAAAGTGCATCCGGCCTTCGCCAACAGCTTCAACAATGTCTTCAAACAAATGAGTGCCGCCGGCAAACTCAAGCGCTGCTTCTAGCATCACCCGGTATGGCAGCATTGCCTCTAACGTGCTTGGCGCTTCTAGTGCTTCCTTTGCGTTCATAAAGCTGTCGCTCCAACGTTGCCTGAATTATCGACTGTGATGCTGTATCGAGTGCCGTTTGGTGATTTCAAAATCAACCTCGCTGCACCTACCTCAACATCCTGATTCTTTTTGTGATTCAATTGATCAGCTTGCTCGATCAACAAATTCATTTTGTTCGTATCGATATCTGAATATTTTTCTGGCGCTGCTGGCAGAATCATCTAACGCTCCCTGGCACAACATCCAAGCGCATCACCCCAACTCGCCAATCTGTTTGTCGATTGCCTGTGACGCGCATACTGAGCTGACGCCCCTGGAAGCGCACTGACGTTGGATTGGAGAGGCTATATGGGCCGTGCTCTGTTTCTGGCGCATTCGGATAGCTCTTTGTCTTAAAAATGGCCGTGACATCGCCCTGCGTCTTCTCGTCAGGGATTAGATTCTTGGCAACGACCACTCGATCACCCGATCCGATTTCAACAGGTCCGCTTTCCGCAAATACCGTTGCGTTGTCGTAGTCGAATCCAACTTCATGCTCGTAAATGTATCCGTCAGCACCGACATAATTTGGATAAATAAACTCACCGACATCTGCGCCGGCTGTTCTAACCAGTGATCCGACCGTCCAGAATTTTTCTTTGTAGTTGTAGGTGACGTAACTATCATTTTCTAACGAGTTGTTGCTTGGGTAGAACCATACGACTTCTGAAAATTTGCTGTTCAATACACCGTAGACTTTCGATCTTTGAGCTTCGTTAATATTGTTGAAAACGAAATCGCCTACAGTTGAAGGTATTGTTCGCACACCACCGTCATAAACATAAAAGGCATTGGAGCCCATCCAGATCGCGAAGCCGTCCGCTTTGACGCAGGCATTTGCAGATGCAATGCCGCACCCTGTACCTACGCGCTGAAACCCATAGACAAATGGTGGACCTGAATAACGCGCAACATGCGCATCTGTCGTTGTCAGAATTAAAGTCTCTCCGCGCAGTTGCTCTGCGGTCAGAATATTGCCGGCTGTTGTTAGCGTGAAACCACCGGCCTGGTTCGTCGCTGTTGCGGTCCAGACATTGTTGTTCTCTTGATCGCACCATTCAACTCGATCACCTTCACCACCAGCACCGAGAGCAAAAATGAATCGTTCGTCTGTAGTAATAATCGCGGTGTTATTAGTCGGTGCGTTACTGAGCACTGCCGCCACTGTCGAAGTGTTGTTAGTCCACTGGTATATTTTGCCATCAGCATTTGAACAGCCGATCGCGTACTCACCCCAGTTATCGATTGACCAGGTCGTGGCTGGAACATAAGGACCGCTATCTGGTCGCGTTGTTCCCCAGCTACTTAATCCCCAGGTTAAAGCATTCCAGCCTAGATTCTGCACTGCATTATCATCGCCTGCGGTAAAACCTACCGGCGTGATATCGTGTATCGCGTTGCTCTCATCGATGGCGTATAGCTTACTTGTTGTGCCTGCAACCGTTCGTCTGCCGCCAGAGTTATCGCGATAGCTCACGATTTTTCTGCATGCCCCGGTCATTGCTGACGATGTTCTTTTGCGCCATCCGCCCATTGGCTGAAGGCTGCCTTCGTACCAGCGGATTAAATTGCTGTCATTCCAAACGCCGCTTTGCTGATAGTCGGTGCCGTTCTTATGAACACCGGGTGGTATCTTTAATGCCATTAATCCCATCAGTAACTCCAGATTGCCGGCGCCGGAAAACCATGCGCTTTGTCGAGGTGAATGAAACGTCCTGAACCTTTTTGATTAACACCTACTCGCTCAAAACCCATCTCAAGCGCTGCCGCAATCACCTTCAATGCTTGATCGCCGGTTGCTGCGATATCAACGGCCCGACCTGTTGCGTGTGATCCTGGCTTATCTTTGCGCTTTTCAACTGGATGCTCTGCGCATCGATAAGCAGACGATAGTATCAAGGGGAACCCGACTTTCTCTCTTAGCGCATCAATCTCGTTCGCGAACGCCCAATCCATCCCGGACAACGATCCGCAATGCTGGCATCTGAATTCATCTTGGTGAAAGTATTTCACTTTCCCACTCCCTTCAATCTCTCTGCACTTCTCGCTCCAGCGAGGCCAAGCATACCAAGCAAAACTGGCATCATTACGCCGGTATCTGCCTGTGGCACGACAACATCGAAAGCTGCCGCGATTGGTGATACGAGAAAATTAACAGCAAAACCGAGCACGCAAACCCAAGCGCAAGCCGGGCGCCAAGACGATTGAAACCAATTGCCTTTCGCGTCTTCTTTGTTTAATTCAATTTGCGCCAGCGCTTGTTCTTGCGCATGACGTTCGGCGAGCGTACTGAGTTCAAACGCGATGCGCTGGCGTTCGTCAGCGTCAGGTATGAACTTGTCAAGCAACTTTGTTGCTGGACCTAGCAGCTCGCCAAGTATCATCTAATTAATTTCCTCAGTTTTTGGCATCAGACTTTCAGTCAGTGTGTTGGTGTATGCATTCAGCAGCACTTGCATTTCTGATCGCTGCATTTCTAAATCGGAAAGGCTTTTAAATAACGCTTCTGCCCGATTGACATAGCTAGTGTTACTTTCACTGAGATCAGCTCTCATCACTTCCTGCTCACCTAACGTTATTTTTTCTTGATCGATCTTGATTTCCATTTTGCTCGCTCCTAATACTTCACCGTTGTGGTAAAGCTTCCTTATTTATCTCTACTGTTCCACAACTCAAACAGCACTTTGATTTTTTCCGCCATCGTTTCTTGATTTGCATGCATCTTCGCTAACACAATCACTAATGTGATGAAGCCGAATATCGGCCCGTAATAATCGGCGATAGCCTCCATCACGCAAGCATCGCTGCGCAGACGCCTGCGCCAGTGGTCACGACAGTACCAACGACAAGCCAGGCCAGCTTTTCCCAGCGGGCCGCATGCGCGTCTGCTACTGAACGAAGATTCTTCAGCTCATTGAGAGCCTCGCCCCAGCGCTCGCCGCACTCAGCTTCATGCTTCGCGATTTGCTCTAAAGCTCTAATTGCCAGGTTGCGTTCTTCGTTTGTCACTTTTTGCACCTATTTTTAAGACGCTGTGTATCCTTTACCTGCGCTAATAGCTGAGTCAGTAGCTGTAAAACTTTCGCTACCCCAATCTTCTTTAGCTTTCATAATTTCAAGGTGCGCGACATTTCTGTCAACACAAGCCTGCCTGTCTGCGGCTTCTTCATCTGCCATCGCATCACCCGCGATTACGTCTGTAATTAGACTAATGCTGTGGCCCATTGCGGTGAAGTCTGCTGCACATTCCTCTGATGTTCGTTCTACTGTTTCTTCGCTCATAGTTGTTTATCCTTCTAAGGTTGTGATTCTTGCGGTGAGTTCTTGTATTGCTTTGACTAACATGGGTACAAGTGCTGCTGGTGCTACCTGCTGTGTGCCGTCTGGGTCTTCAACCCAAATGTTATGACCATCTACAACATCAGAGTTTGCATCAATAACAGCTTTAACTTCTTGGGCTATAAAACCGTGATGCGCTTTGCCTTCGCCATATACAGGGTCAGACGAGTCTGCATTATACTGAGGCAAATTATTCGCTACAGCATTCTTAGCGTTCCACTTGAATGTTACCGGACGCAAGGCATTGATAAACGAAAGACCTACTGTTGAATCTGCAACATTTTTCTTTAGTCTTTCATCAGAAGCAGCCGCCCATGAGGTATCAGAACCATCAAGAGTAAGCGTTGCGTTTCCATATGCTGTACCTATTCGTACAGTACCATCTGCACCTGCCGTAAAATTTGAGCCAATAGCAACTTGTCTTGTTCCCGCTACTGCACTAGCTGAAATGTTGTACCCTATAATCGTGTTATCTGCACCAGTAGTTATTGCATCTCCTGCAAGACCGCCGATGAGTGTATTGCGAATGCCTGTGGTTACTGCGTTACCTGCACCATAACCAACAGCAGTGTTGTAAGTAGTGGTTGCGGTTGTAAAGTTTTGGCTGTATAGCGTTTCGTAACCAATAGCGACTGAGCCAGTTCCTTTAGTATC